CTTCTGTATGAATGCCAAACGCTCGTATCTTCACACGCCCATCGTTAGTGGCATCTTGACGGTCTTCTACGACTCCCACGAACCACAATAGGTTTCTAAATCCAGCCACTATCTCTTCTCCCTAAATAAGGCACGGTCATTCGTATCAGATAGGCCGCCCTTTGTCAAGCTAATCATCTGTTCAAAGGAGTCCTCAAAGAAGACATTCGTTATATCTGTCACCATATAAAGCCCATCTCTCTTTGGATCTGGACCTCTCGTTTCACCAACTTCTACAACGTCTACCATTAAAAAAATAACCATTCCTGGAATCAACTGGTTTCGACCCCTAACAGAGCAATTAATAGCATATTTCTTCATTGAGTTCATAAATAATTTCTTTGAATTAATTACCTCTCGATAAAAAGGATAATGACGATTGATTCCTCTGTCTTGTCCTGGTACATTATAGTCTTTTATTGCGTATACTTCGTCTATCACAGGCATAGAATTAGATAAAAAGTCACTGGTATGAGGTATCTTCAACTCATCTATAGGCATATTGTCTAATATATCCTCGAGTTGAGTAATTGTCCTAGACGTTGTGCGATTTAATAGGTCTATCTCTAGCATTGATGTCTTGTATTCGCCATTGCTGATCTCATTTAATGTATTAGATGGATTACCATATGCAATATTCGATACGACTTGTTGATTTCTTATCTGACCCATTGGTGTGTTGTCATCGTTTATCTTTGTTGTGTAGAATAATAGATTGTTTTCGTCTATTGTTTCCTTAGTCTCTACCATACCTTTGTACTTTTCATATAGATATTCAGGTGTACAGAAATAAAAGTTTTCTTTTGTTTCGAAAAATAAATAATTATTAGTAGAACTCTCACCGCCGTAGGCTTTTCTGGCGAGGAAACTCATCGTCTGGGCGGGCGTTAGGCTCGGAATCGCAAAGGTGTGATTCCCTACTGTGGGTTCGACTTCGATTGTCTTATTACTTGTGTCATAATAGGTATCGAATACTGTCTTTACCATATCTGATATAGGTTGATTCGCAAATGATTGGCGCACATCATCTTGATGGGCAGTTAAATGTTCTCTTGATGTGAAATTAATTCGATACGATAACATATCATCTTTATTATCATACGGGCTTAGATCACCTACACCATAACAAAAGAATTCTTTTCTCTGCTTATCACCATAAAAGTCTATCCATTCTATTGTAACGATCTCTTCACCAATAATAGGTAGAGTACGCATAATGCCTTCTGCATCTAATATGTTTGCCGAGCCATTAATATTGGTACGAAACATACTTTCATTGATCTGCCACTTTGTAACGATACGATTTAATTCAATACCATCATCAGCCGAAGCGGTCATCGGTCTTATTTTAAATGAAATAAGTTCGTAGAAGCCTGCTTCAGTAGCATGTTTATTACTTGCCATTTAATTTTCGCTCTAATAAATTCGATATCTCACCCATGTACGCTTTATTAAATAATTGGATCTGGCGTCTTTCTTCATTTAATCTAAATTCATAGTCATAAATACGAATGACATTCCACTCGCTTGCTTCAAATGAAGGATCTGGATTAGGTGATGCTACATAAGTTAAGTGATTAATTTGTACATCGGGGTTATACTTACTCTCATACCATTTAATGTTGGTAGTGAATGTTGTATTTCTTGACCAGTCGAGTACATATCTGCCTGTCGTTCCTGCCTGTTCTGCATATTGTTTCATAATATAATCCTCAAGACCCTTTTGAGTCTTAGGCCACTGGGTATATGGATCAACAATGTCATTGACTGATAGCACTAACCATGCTAACTCTGGATCACCATAGTAATAATACGCAACGTCTTCTGGCTTCTCGCCTTCTTTTACTGTATAAGGTAGATATGCTGTACCACTGTTCGATACTTTTAATTTACCCTTGCGAGTAATATCTACAACAGAGTTGCCGTCTTTTCTTTTTGTCAGTGGGAATTTACTAAAATAGCTCATGGTTTCGCTCCGTCTACTGCTCTACCCTCTACGGTGGTGTTGGAACCATCGCCATTGTTTTCTCCACTACCATTTGTGGATGGTGCAACTGTATCAGTGTAGTCTGCTTTAGTGTGAATAGCGGCTTCTGTCATGATCATATTAATTCGTACTGCACTAGGCTTGCCGCCTTTATTTAATGCAATACCATTTGGAGTATAGTCAACATTAAATTGTGATACCATACATGTCTTTAATTTATAGAAGAAGTCTGTATTAATGCCATGAAAGAATGCATCAACCATAGACGGGTATCTTAATAATCCACGTCCAAGTCCTGTTGGGTTAACGTCACCTATAACGCCTTGCATTTCAGGAGTTATATGACTTTGAATTGTTCTAATGATGTTCTTTAATGTCTCTGCTTCTCTTGGAGTGTCAGGCGATAATAACCACTCGAATGTGTGTACTTTTAGATCAACACCGCTGAACACAAGAGTAGCATATGGATTAATTGCTGTGCCTCTACCTGCACCCAATCCTTTTGCCACATCTGGTGCAATAGCTCCTAGACCGGCTCTTGCCGCAAACAAGGCACTGTCTACACTTTTATCTAATAAGTCGAGCATTGAGTTTGTAGACTCAGCTTCTTCTGCCGCACCGTCTACAGTTTTTCTAAACATACTGCGAATTTGAGCGGCACTCTGGCTAGTGTCTGCCAGAACCTCTGATGATGCGCTTAAAGAACTACCAGCGATAGCTCCTGTGATTCCTAATTCGTCTGCTCCAACTTTAACATTTAAATTGTCCTGTAGGTTCTTTGGCAAAGGAAGAATAATACTATCATTAGATATCTGATTTACATGAGCAGAACCACCGTATGAATACTTTTTAAAATTAAGTATCATTGCGTGATGCCCAATGTCATGGGGAAACATTAGCTGTGTGCCTCTGTTGGCGTTTTTTGTTCTGTCGATGCCGTGCGCCGCCGGCGTGACTGTTGTGTCGCTCATTTTATCGCCCTGTATAAATACTATGTTAGACTAATTACAATTATTTATATGAGTTCACATGGCTTATCAAGGAAAATTTCGACCAAGAAACCCTTCAAAATATATGGGTGATCCTACAAATGTTATCTATAGATCACATTGGGAATTGAAGCTTATGTCTTATTTAGATAGACACCCGCACGTCATGAAGTGGGCGAGTGAAGAAGTTGTCATACCCTACAAGAGTCCAATCGATGGGAGATTTCACAGATACTTTCCAGACTTCTACGTAGAACAGATAAATAAAGATAAGAAAAAAGAAAAGATATTGATAGAGGTCAAGCCTAAGTATCAGACTGTACCTCCTGTAGTGAAAAGAAATGGCAGTAAGCCAACGAAGAAGTATATTAATGAGGTGAAGACATGGGGCATAAATCAAGCTAAGTGGGATGCAGCCCGTGAGTTTTGTTTAGACAAAGGATGGAAGTTTCAAATAATGCACGAAGATCATTTGGGGATAAAGTAATATGAATTATAAAGGAAACAATGTCGAGTGTCTGACACCGACTAAAAAGCACATCATTGATAATCAGACACAACGATCTGAGGCAAGAAAAGCTAAAGCGGCTGCTGGCTACATCTCAATGAGAATGGAACAATTAGCAGTTGAGCGAGATAACCCTCATAACAGTGAGATGGACTCTAAGTGGTATAATAGAATAATCCAGGAGTTGGACTGGGCACAACAATCAATCAATAAAACAACCCAGCGCAACTGTTTTATGGAGAAAGAATAGATGTACGAGTATAAGTGTAAAGTGTTAAGAGTAGTCGATGGCGACACAGTAGATGTTGATATCGATTTAGGATTTGGCATATGGATGCACCGTGAACGTGTACGAGTTATGGGTATCGACACCCCCGAATCAAGAACACGTGATAAAGTAGAGAAGAAATTTGGTCTTGCGGCGAAGTCATACGTAAAAGATATGCTACCTCTTGGCTCAATTCAGATACTAAAGACTGAAGTAGACAAGAGTGGTGAAGATGCTAAGGGTAAGTTTGGACGTATTCTTGGTGACTTCTTATTAGATCAAGAAGACGGTACTGTCAAGCGAATGACTGAGATTATGATTGAAGACGGTCATGCAGTGCCATATCACGGACAGTCTAAAGACGAAATTCATGAAGCACACATGAAAAATCGTGAACGATTAATTGAAGAAGGCGTAGTAGAAATCTAATGGCAACTCTCTTTGATGAAATTCTAACTAAAGGCGTTCGAACAGGACAAGTACCGGCACGTACTCAAGGTGCCCGTAACTGGTATCGTGACACTGCCAAAGAATATCGAAGAGTAAATGACAGTAAACTCATGAAGGGTGATGCTGAAAGATTGACTGCACGACCTCTAGTAGGTCAGATGTACATGTACTACTATGATGCGAAGACTAAAGACAAACTACCATATTTTGATAGAATGCCTCTTGTATTTCCATTTAAGAAAGTAGCTGGTGGGTTCTACGGACTGAACATGCATTACTTACCACTAACGCTACGTGCTAAACTTATGGATGCGCTGTACGATACTGCAACTAATCAGAGATATGATGAGTCAACTCGCCTGAAAATTAACTATAAATTATTAGACAATGCGGCTAAATATAAGGGCTTCAAACCTTGTGTTAAGAGATATTTAACATCTCAACTCAGAAGTAGATTTATGTACATATACCCTTCTGAATGGGACGTTGCTCTATTCTTACCATTAGAGAGATTCCAGGGAGCATCAAAAACACAAGTCTGGGCAGATACCAGAAGAAACATAGGATAACAACATGTCATTTAATATTAACGATTTTTCAGCACAGATCAATAAGCATGGATTAGCACAAACCAATCTGTTTTTGGTGAGAATTGTGCCACCACCTGGATTCACAGGAATCTCAGATGGCAATGATGACGAAGATAATAGCGTTGAATTAAATTTATCAAGAGAACTTGAGTTCTTTTGTAGAAGCGTGACTTTGCCTGAATTAGACTTACAAACTGCTGATTATCAGAAACAATCGTTTGGTGCTATCACTAGACGACCTCAGTCTATACAGTTTCCTATTCTACCCACAGTGTTTATGGTCGATAGCAACTTTGCTGTTTTAAAATTCTTTCATAGATGGATGCAGAAGATCATTAACTATGATACATCTGCGGGACCAATATCTGAAGTTGATGATGCGCTACCATACGAGATGGGATATAAAAGCGATTATGCAACCACTATTGAAATAATCGTGTACTCTTTTCAATCAGAAAGCATCACATATACGTATAAGATGTCGGGCGCATATCCGGTTCAAGTTGGCAATATCACTGAGGCTTGGGAAGCGCAAGGCGAACTTATGACCTTGCCAATAGGATTCACATACGATGAATTGAAAGTAGACGGCGCTAAGTCTGGTAATGTCTTAGCTGGAGGAAGTGGAGGTAATGGACTACTATCTTATCTGTCGAGCATAAATACATTTACACAAGCGATTCGAGGTTTGAGACGACCTAGAAACATTCAAGACGCAATTAATCAAGTCACGAATGTTTCTACAATTTTGAAATCTTTTTAATAATTAATATACAATAGGAGTATAACATGGCACTACCAAAAATTGATCAACCGTTGTTTGAACTGGAGATTCCATCAACGGGCAAAAAAGCGAAATACAGACCCTTTACGGTTAAAGAAGAGAAAATTCTTCTCATCGCACAAGAATCTCAAGACATGGACCAAATTATTTTATCTATCAAGCAGGTAATTAGCAACTGTTTGGAAGAGGTTGATGTCGATGAGTTGTCAGTATTCGACTTAGAGTTTATCATTCTAAACATCCGAGCAAAGTCTGTCAATAACGAGATTGCTTTTGGCTTTGAGGATGAAGACACTGGAGAAAGAATCGATACGGTAATTGATGTGAATGAAATTAAGGTTGACTTTAATCCAGATCACAGTAAGAAAATTGAGATTAATTCTCAGTATTATATGATGATGAGATATCCAAGTTTAGAAGAAGTCAGACAGATGCAGAGTGCGGACGAAGGTTCTACTGAACAGATGTTTTCTACAATGGTATCATGCATTGATACGCTAGTAGATCAATCAACAGATGAAGTCTTTAAGATGCAAGACTTTACCTCAGAAGAGGTTGCAGATTTTGTAGATGGCTTTACAAGTACAGTCGTAGAGAAAATTCAACAATTTTATATGACTATGCCTAAGTTAAGACACACAATTGACTATAAAGATAATAAAGGCAAGAAGAAGCAATTTGTAGTGGAGGGTATGGACTCTTTTTTTACATAATGTTGAGCCATAATAACCTTATGGCATACTACAAAAATGTGTTTTCATTGGCTCAACATCATAAATATAGCATAAGGGATATAGAGAATATGATGCCTTATGAACGTGACTTGTACATGGATATGTTAATTGAATTTATAGAATCAACAAAACAATAAACATGGCTAGGAGCTAACATGGCAAAGAAATTAGAAAACGGTTCTAAACTAGAATCAGCAGATATGGACGGAGATGGCATCGTTACTGATGCAGAATTGGATATGCAAGAAAGAATGATTATGCTTGAGAATGAAGA